CAACCCACAAACATAGTCATAGTTTGCGATGGCAACGTCACGCTCGCCAGTCAGTTCTTGAATGTTCTTTTCGTTGTTGGCGATGCGCTTGCTAAGTTCGGCGATATGCGATTGAAGGCAAGCAATAACGCGGTCTTTCTCCTCGACGGTAGCGTTAAGGCTTGCGATTTGTTCGGCTTTCTTTTCGTTCATTTCGTCGGCCTCCTTTGCATAAGCCTTGATGCGGCCAACCTCGTCCTGTGCTTCTTTCTTGCACTTTTCAAGGTCGTTCTGCAAAGACTTGACGTAAAGGGCATCGTTCTTGGCTTGTTTCTTGTAACGGTCATTCGATGTCTTAAAGCCACCGATTTGACGTTTCAACGAGGCGTTTTCCTTCATCAACTCTTGGTTGTCGCCTTTGAGGGTTTGAATGGTTTGCTCCATGTTTGTTTTTGAACTCATAATTACGTAATTTTTTAAGTTAAATATTTGGGTTATATAACACTAAAAATCGGGTTTATTGTATTCATCAAGATTGGGTGTCGCAGTGTCGTGCATTTGGCTTTCCTTAATCATCTTGTTTTCTTGTTTCACGCTTGCACGTGGGAAAGATGCAAGATTGATTGTTTGGCCTAACACTGAATACCCATCAACGATGTTTTGGTTTTGGATTGCGTAAGGCAATATTTCGCCTTTGACTTGCACCAACATACCATTGGCAAAATGCTCGTTTACAAATTTTTTAAAGTAGGGTTTAAAAACGCACTTCCAAGAAAGGTATTTATCATCAACCGTTTCTCCATTAGGTTTTTTATAGCCGCGTTTAAATTCGTCTATGAACACCAAAACCGCATCTGGTAGGTATTTGACTGTGTTTATAAATCCAGTGACCGTAAAATCTGCCATAATCTTTCAAATTTCGCTATTCTCGTCGTTTCTGTTGCGTTTTTATATTCGTTGTGGACAACTTATCCACCATTAAAGAATTAAGCCGTTCTCGTGGCTTTATTTCGCTTTTCGGGAAATAAGGCTTGAACGAAAGAATTACTTAGTTTCGTTACCTCCGCCATATTCCAATTCTATTAGCATGTCGATGAAATGTCTTGCTTTCAACAAATCCTCTTTGCCATTCTTATCTCTATGTTCTATTATCAAGCGTATTATATCACCTACTATTTTTGGTAATCCCAAAAACTCAACCAAGTCTTTTTCATTACAATCATTCCCATATTTTCGGTGAAAGTCTATGTGGCACTTCGCGCATAAAACAATTCCGTTTGCTGTATTATTTATGTATTGCGGATATTTATTCTTTGGTAAAATATGGTGGCTATTTAACCCATTTTTTTGTCCGCATTGCACACATTCTCCGTCAAATACAATCTTATTCATTGTTGCCCACAACGATGTACTCTTTCCGTTAAATATAGTCTTCATTCGTAAACAACCACAAGATTTTGTGTTTCCAGTCATTACATTGTTTTCGGAACACACAATATCGTTACCACAATCACACTTGAATAACCATTGCTTTCTTCCGTACCTATCATTACCAACTGCACGAATCGCTGTTAGGAGTCCGAATCGTTGCCCTGTTATATCTTTTATATTATTCTTGTTTTTTATCTTATCCAAATAAATAAGGTTGCATTTACCACAAGACGTATCATGCCCTGAAATAAGACCACTTAACGTTTTGTATGTCGTGTTTCCGCAATCGCAAGCACATTCATAAACAACCGTTCCCCGTTTGTTTCTATGCTTGTCTGCTGAAATCAATGTTAAATGACCAAATTTTTTATTGACGTATTTTTCTGGTTTATTAAAACCGTTGTCAATCCATTCGAGATTTTTCACATTATTGTTTGTAATATCTCCGTCAATATGCCGCACCATTGGATATTTGTTTGGGTTTGGTATAAAATATGTGGCAACAAGACGACCAACCGCAAACATTTTCGTCTTTCCGTTTTTACACAAAGCGACAACAACATCATTGCGAGACTTGGATGGTTTTAATATTTTTTCTTTAGATGTATAATTATAAATCTTACGCGAAACACTTTTAACACACCCAGTGTTACTTATAAGATACACACCATCATATCCGTCTATTTTTTTCCACATTATTTCCATATTTGATTTATTTGTTCGTTTGTATATCCATAATCAAAAGCAAGAATCATAACGCAATAATGTATAGCCTTTTTTATATCTTCGTCTTTATTTTTGTTTTTGTGCCTTGATATGTATTTTACAACATTACCTTCACAGAATCCAAGTCCATTCTTTGTTATGAACTCAATCGGCTGTATTGACATATCCTTGTAGTGGTTTCCACCAACCTCTGTGTTTAATGCACTTTTCTCACTTTTCATTCTCTTTTTCTTTTTCGTAGTTAAACAATAATCCGACTATTGCGCGGCAAAAGTCGTATTGCGACGTGTTCTTTGGCAACTTATCCCAATTGTGTGAAAGCCAATCGGCCAACTTATCCATACCGCCTAATTTAGAAAGTGGCGTTTCTTGAATGTCACAAGCCTTTAAAAGCATGAAACAATCATTTAGGTATTTACCAGTTGAATAGGATTTGCCGTACCTGTGCTTTACGACTACCCAAACTCCTTCCTCTAATCCTTGGTCAATGCACATGGATTGCGGTTCGTAAACGAATTTCTTTCCACGTTGCACCTTGCGATAAAGGACGTTGTCAAAGGGCGGTTCTGGCTCCCTATATGGCTCGTACCGTCCTGTTTTTTCGTTCTTGATGTATAGTTTCGGTCTATCCATGTCAAAGACTTACTTTTCGTCCTTCTTGTTGGCCTTCCTGGTCTTACGCGCCTTGCCATTGCCGTTGGTTGGAATGGTAATTAGCTTTTCGGCTTGGTGAATGAGTGCGCGCATAAGGCAATCGGCAAATTCCTCACACTCTTGGCAATCCTTTGACTTGGGGTCGAAATCGTCTGGAGGTGCAGAAATAGATGCTGCGGAGTTTTTCTTGATTTTCTTGGTCATCTTCTTGCCAAATCGACGCTTTTCTGCGGTGTCAACGGCATCAGCCAAAAGGTCGGCGAAATTCAATGAAATTTCGTCTTTCGGTGTAAGCACACTGACGATAGCGTTCAACAATGCGTTTGCTATCGCAATGCTACCCTTATCTGCATCCTCGGCCAAAGACTTGCGAATTAGTTGCGCCATTCCGTCGGCAATCATCTTGGGGTCGCCAGTGAAAATCAGTTGGCCACCTTTATTGCTTTCCGATGCGCCCTTGACACCATAAATGGCGAAAAGCGTATCACCCATGTTTAAACAATCGTTAAGCACATTTTCAAGTGCCTTGAAATTCTTTGTTGCTTTCATAAATGTTTTGTTTTTATAAGTGAATAAAATAGTTATTATTTGAAATTCGTTGCAAAGATAGTTTTAATTTTTGAATATTCCAAATTTCACACTATCTTTTAAACTTTATTATGTTAATATATCAAAACGGGGCATCACTTTCCGTTGGTGGCGCAAAAGGCATACCGTTGATTTCTGCTTGTGCTTGTTCGTTGTAATTCCAATTACCATTAAGCAATGGTGCAGGTTTTTTTGCATTCATTGCGTTTTCGTTTTGTCGCTTAATTTGTTCAAAGTCTATGGTGCTTTGTGTAGGTTCTATTTCCCATCCATATTGCACGTTTTCGTTTACATCATTCTTGAAACGGCGGCTTTCGATTTCATATTGCATACCTACCATAAGGTCAACAACACCATAAAGTCTTTCTTTACACACTTCAATGACATTTCCGAAACCTTGAAAACGCTGGATTTCGCTTTGCCCGAAAAACTCCGCACCAGCACGGAAAAAGTCATTATTCACACGATGGATTATAAATATTTTATCAACCGCATTTTGCAAATCCGATGTTCCGCTTATATCGTTTTTTCTAAGGAACGTGGTCACTTTCCTGGGGTGTGCAACCAATATAATGTGGACTTGGTTCTTTTTAGCAAAGTCCTTTATTTGCAAAATCAATTCACGTTGTTTGCTGTTCTTGTCACCATCAAGAATGTCAATATCAAGGCTAAACAAATTATCCAAAGCAAATACTTTTACACCAGCCTTTAACAACAATTCCATGTCGTAAAAGATTTGCTGCCATGAGTTTCCATAATCGTTGTTATACAAGAAAAACTTTCCGTCGAGCCAACGGTCTATACGTTCAGCTACATTGTTTGGCACATAATACTTTCCGTCACCATACGTTGATTGTCGTAGGTTATTCTTACCTGCCGCAACCATTTGCACCCACGTTTTAAGAATGTCTGGACGTAATTCTCCTGACCATAGCGCAGCCTTTGCTCCTTGTTGTATTATATTTAGCAATAGTGTATTCAACCATGATGATTTACCACTTGCGTTACTACCCGATAATATGGTTACTTCGGACATATAAAGACCGATTATATTCTTGTCAAGTTCGGCAAAGCCAGTAGCATAATGTTCCAACTTTGACAAATCCACTTTTTGTATAGATGACATAGATAACCATTTTTCTCCAAGTTCAGGTAGTTCTTCTTTAACCTCGTACTTTTTTTGTGGTGCGTATGTCTTTTGTTGAAACGCTTGTTGTTGGTGATATTGTTGTCTTGGCTCGTTTTCATAATCGTAAGCGTGTGGGTCGAAATGCAACCTAAATGCACGCCAATCATATTGCGAACAAGAATTGTGGAAACATTTGAATGCAATACTACCATTAGGCATTTCAAACAAAGCGGAATCTGGTGCTTTGTGCTGTGTGTCGAACGGACATTCTTCAAGCACAAACTTTGTACCACCACCACTAATAGGTATTTCCTTTGCGACTTTAATACCGTACTTTGCAATAAAATCCCTTAGATTGAATTGTTCGCTTTGTAAACCATGAAATTGCCGTCTTTGTGGTTGTTCTACCTTAATGGCGTATTTTGCGTTAAAAGCCTTGATTTGTTCAATACCCATACGCTTTATTTCGTTTGGTACTGAAAGTATCTTAGCCAAACGGTGAGGTCGTTCATCGGTAGAACGGCCTTTGCGCCCGTAGGTTCCAGACAATCGCAATATTCGGTTTGCGTCGTGCAATACGGTATCTATTTTTACGCTTTCGTCGGTAAAATTGTTTGCAAGAATTTCAAGAAACGCTTTTATACAATCTTCGCTTTCTTGCGTATTATCCATGTCGATAGGATAAAGAATATGATAACCACTTGATGAGTCGCAAACTATTGGCGTACTAAATCCATTATTACGCAGGAAAACAAATACTTCTTGTGCCTTCTTGTGCGCCTTTGCTTTTTCCGTATCTGTTGAACTAACACCGCTTGGCCGTTCACAATCCACATCAATAGGCAACCACCAGCGATGTTCAATATCTTGCTTACTTGTAGCAGTACCTTTTACTTGCTTAAAGCAATTGAATTGGTCACGGCTTGCACACGCTTTCTTTACCTCATTGATAGAATAGTATATATTCGCATTATCGAAAGGTGCAAGTTGTTGGATAGCCGTTTCTACATCATAGAAATACCCACTCCAAGTTCTATCACCCAATATGCGTATCTCAAACAATTCATTATCTTGTTTGAATACTTTATGCCATTTCCTTATTTCGTTTGCGTCCATAATTACTAATCATTATATTTCCACAAGAAACCGTTTGCGTATTTTCTATTTCCTTTACAACAATCGCAAATGTGCGCTTTTTGAGTATGTGTAGCCATTTCTGCATCTGTCAATGACTTATATTCTCCGATGAGTACACCATCCTTTGTAAATTGCAAAACACCCTTGGCGTTAGTCTTTCGTTTAAATTCGATGTTTGTGTCCCCATCAAAACGCCACACAAAACCCATAAATGTGTGTTTCTTTTTTCTACAACATTCTAAGATATTACTTCCACAACCTTTCCAACCGTTTAGTTTTATTGCAAGAAAAGCAGATTTGTATCTCGCGACAAAAGTACCGTCCAAGTTGAATTGATTTACAGCAATGCCTATATTAGGGTTACTTTGTCGGTTTTTTGCACTACGAATAATACCAGTTCCGTACATTACGTTTTCTACTCTTGTAAGATATTCAAGGTTGTTTACGTTATTATTGGCTTTATTTTCGTCTTTATGGTTTACTGTAAGATTACCCCTTTCGCCAATAAAAGCAGAAGCGACAATAACATGCACTGATTTAAGTATTGATTTCCCTTTCTTTGTCAACATTACACGAAAGTAACCACCCTTATCTTTGTGTTGATTTAAGATTGTTTCTTTCGTCATAAAAGTTGTGGTTGGGGTTTTCTTTTCTTTTGGCAACGATTTTATCCTACCAAGATTCGATACTTGATACAAACCCTCGTAGCCTACAACGTCTTTCCAAATTTCTTCCATAATTTACCTATTCTTTAATCAAGCCTATCAATATTAAAAGTGGAAGGGGTGATAGGCTTACCCCTTTTCAAGCGGTGGCCAAACCGCCCTATCCACTTTGCAAAGTTACAAATAATATCCCATATACAAAAATATAGAATGTTATATTGCGTTAAATCTTATTTCATTTTTATTTAGTTATTCGCTAAAATCAAATAGATTTAGTTGTGTGTGCTTTTGTTCCTTTCCAAGTATGAAGTCGCAGATAAAGTTTTTGGCATAGTCGGGCGAAATCATGCTACGCTCTTCGGAACAAATTCCTCCACCTAAAGGTGATGGTTTTGAGTGCATTACTGTCTTTTTTTCTTTAGGTGTTGTATAACTTTCTCCATGTGTAGGTTCACAGTTTATAAACCAGTATGCCGTTGGTTTTCTAAAATAGTCACCTCTTTTTTGCCTATTTAAATCAACAAATGTAGGTTGGATAGCGAAATTGTTTTTTAAGAATCCAACAGGACTCCAAGGGTTCTCCATTATGAGACGTAGTCCTCGCACCTTTGCCGTCGTTAGCATCATTGTTGCGAGCCGAAAGAACTTCTCGCGGTTAGCACTACGTTCAAGAATCATATCGCTCTTTTCCTTTGGTGTCAATTTTCTATAGTTCACATAGTCCCATGTCATTGCAACTTGGCTCTTCTCGCAAAAGTATATGCACGGAAAGAATGCCAATATCAAGTCGTCCTGAGTGATGTTGTCCCACAGGCTTGGCTTGCCATCGTATGCGTCCTCAATCGCCTTGAAGAGGTCATCCGTGTGGTCAGTTTCGCCAAAATTATTTTGTATGTCGTAGTCCTCGGCAGGAATGCCCAATTTGATGAACTCTCGCTTGAATGTGCCACTTTGCTCGAAGAAGCAATGCACTTTGCCTTTAATTTCCATATATTTATTGTTTATATTTTATTCCACGTTTTTGTTTCAGTGTTCCACACAATCGTTCCACGCCCGTTGTTAAGCGTGATACTTGCACCGT